CCTCGGCCAGCTCTCTTGATTTCATAAACTCTTCTTTGAAGCTGGTCATTTTTGCGCCGCCTCTAATTCTTCAAGCAGGTCTTGAACTTTCTTTTTTAGTCTTTCGCCCACGTCGGGGTTAACAATATAATTTTTAAGGTTTTCAATAGTTGGCTCGCCACGAATTTTGCCGTATTTTTTAAGGTTGTTTGCCTCAACCATTAAATCGCTTGTAATTTGTGTCACCGTGCGCGTTTGTTTATCCAAGTATTCTTGCGCCCACTGCACTCTGTCTAGGCCCGCATCTTTCTTAATTGCTTGCAATAACTGACTTGTAAACGCTGTCAGTTTTTTTGTTTTGTCTTCTGCGGGGTTCAACACAAACCCTTCAGGAACCGCAAACTTTTCGCGTGCCATAGCCATCGCAATCTTGTAGTCGTCGTCGCGTTGGCTGTTCAGAGCATCTAAAAGTGATTTTTGGTCAGCCTGAGACAAAAACTCGGCATTATCAAGGATGTCCTGCTGAGTGAGGCGCCCACTAAAATGAAGACGCTGCAATGAACCCAACACGTCGGGCACAGTCTTGGTGTCTTGGTAAATAGTCGCGTCCCTTATTTTTTCATAAGCGTCCGGGTCTTGCGTTTTAAGGAAAGCCATTTGCTTTTTAAACTCTTCTGGGTCGTCATTTAAATGGGCAATGTGCGCCAATCTTCCTGCTTCGGAGGATTGGTGGCGCCTTTTTTTATCTCGTGCCTCAGAGAGGGCAATGCCCGCCTCTTCAAGCTCTGCGGCAGCTTTGCCAGACTTTACCATCATGTTTATTTTTTCGACATCATCCAGTGTCTCGTAAACCAGCTTGATGTTTGGGTCATCGATTTCGCCGGTCAAGAATTGTTCGCCGTGTGTAGGGTCTGCCATCATCCAGTCAACAACTTGCGCGCTGATTGCTTCGTCAACCGCTTCGTCAAAATTAGTTAAAGAGCCATTTCTTTCCGTGCCAGTCAAAAGATGCAGGCTCATAATGTCTTCGCGCTTTGTTAGAATCTGGTCAAACACAGTGCGCACTGTCCCGTCCTCACCTACAGACGCACCCGCTGCCATTACTTCTGGGATGCCCTCGATAATAGTTGAAGCCGTGGCAAACTGCGCCGCCCTGTCTTTCTCTGTTTGCAGCTTGACTGCTTGGGCCAGATGCGCACGCAAAGACGTGTTGCCCTCTACAGACATTGCCGCCTTGAACTTTGCGCCGACGCTAGGCTGCAAGTCAGCCAATGTCGTTGCGTAGCCATTAATTACGGCGTTTATCTTGTTTGCAAAGTCTTCCGCAGGGAGCAGCCTATTCTCCGGGTCTTGTCGCAGAAGACTAATTTCGCTACGCGCTGCGGTGGACATCGTGTTGTAAACAACGTCTAGGGCCGCAGCTCGCGCAATAGTACCTGTTGGCAAATCAAGCTCTGCGCCAGTTTTCTGCGCGTCCTCAATCTGCTGTGCTGTCGGCGCGTTTTCGACGCCGTACTCAACAGCCTCAAGTTTGGCATACTCAAACGCAAAATCATTTACCCGGTCAAGCGCGTTTGCAATAGCAGTAGAAGCCGACGCCTGCGCGCGCGCAGTGGCCGCGTAATCAACGCGCGGCACTTGCGCGATGCGGGCGCCTAGTGGTCTGTATCTGGGAAGTCTCTCTGCCATTATTGAGTCGGTGTCCCGGTGCCAGTTTCTTTCATCATAGCCGCGCCAGAAGCTAGTGTTCCAAGCGCCTGCGCGTTAGCCTGTAGTCGTGCGGCACGGCCTTGTATGAGATATTGCTTGGCCTGTAGCTCCCCACCTACCAAGGCCAATATCTGATTGTCCTTGATGGTGTACAACTCATTGACCCCGGTAGCCAGCGCATAGGTTTGCAACGTGTCTGCGTTGCCAGAGAAAGCGTCAATGCCGCCAGCGCCAGAACGCGCCACAATGGTGGCCTGTGTCGCCAAGATGTTTTTCATAACATCGAGGCTTTGCTGCCTGTATTGCAAAGACGCTTGGCGCGCTTCGATGCGTGCCTGCGTCGCCTGCATTGCATAACCTTTGGCGGCTTGCTTGCCAGCCTTGTACTGCATAGACGCGCTGGCTGCTGTTAAAACCCCAATTACTGCGTTACTCATATCATTGCCCCGCGCTTACTTTGTAATCAATGCCAAGCAGCGTCATCTTCAGTGGCACTGTCTGACCGATTGTGATTTGTCCATCGAAAGTATAACCCAAAATGCCGTGTAATGTCTTGATGCCTGTGAACTCGTCGACATCATCATCCAAGACGCTTGCTCCGAAGTTTCTAAAAGGCACCTCTTTGCCATTGATAGTCAAAGCCTGTGTCTCAAACAGCTCGGCGTTTACCTCAAAGATGCGTTTCTTAAATCCTTTGAGAGAGCCGCTGGCAAGGCGTGGCTCGACCGGCAGGGTCTTGACCTCTGGAGTGAAGTTTAGACCTACTTGAAAACTTGACGTAGCCGCACCAGCAAACGTGATTGTAAACGGCGAAGCCGGGACAGTTTGGTCTGCTTCCACAACTCCATCTCTAACAATCTTGACAGTCGCGGCTT